CCGTAGTCGTGCGTCCGGGTGGCCTCGGGTGCGTCCCACCAAGCGTCCCAGAGATCGTCCAGCTGCAATGCCAGTTCGCGGTTGATCGGCTGCCCAGGAAGTCGAGGTGCAGAAAGCACGTCGATGCCTGCGCCAACCGTGTTCTGCACGAGGACGTTCAGCGCGTTGTCCGCCAGATCCAGGTCGCGCTCCAGATGGCGGGCCTGATCGCGGAGCTGGCGCGCATCCATGCCTGCGATGGCATTGCCGCTGCCCCAGTCTCTCGCCAGCTTTCGATTTCGCGACGGGCGCGTGACTTCGTGCGCGCGGGCGATTACCGGGGCCATCTGAGCCCGCGCCGACTGAACGGCGCGATCGGCGCCGAGAGCGGCGCCCAATCGTGCCTTGGCGATCTGCGCGGAGGACATCAGGTCACCCCACCGAAATCGGCGTTGGCCCAGCGTGCCCGCCGACCGGCGACCGAGCCTGCACGCAGGACCGCAGCCTGCCACTCTTTCCGACCGGAACGGATCTCAGCCAGGTCCGCCCGGGTCAACTGGCGATCACCGACGCGAACGGTCTGGCCCGAAAGGACGGCGACCTCCGCGTCGATGTAGAAATCCAGCATTTCCTGAGCAGTCTTCATGACTACATAGGCTAGGCACCCAACTGTCCACGTTCTAGGCAAAGTCGTGGACACTACCCCATGTAACTGACTGATCTAAAAGGCCGCGAAAACTAATTTGTCTCCACTTTTGCCAAAACCGTGGACACTTTGCGTTTCGCCCCCCTCGGGAGCCCGCCAGGAAACAGGTCGTGGAGCTTCGCCCGGGAGAGGTCGAACTTCGACATGACCTGTTTCACGGGAATCCCAGCTACCAGCGCAGCCTTTATCTCAGCAATCGGGTACTCCCGAGGCGCCGCCGGGAAGTAAGGTCGCTCGCCAGCGAAGCACTGCATAACCGATTCAACGAACGGCAGCGCCATGCGCTCACTGATGCCAATGTCGGCCCGCATGGCGGCCAGGATCCGCTCCCTCAGCTCTTCGGCTGACTCGGTACGTTTTGCCATCACAGCGCCCACCCATCTCGCGCCAGCCCACTGCTACGCGGACGGCCCTGTTGAGTTCCACGCGAAACACTCTTCGCCTCGACGCCGGCCGGCGCTGCCTCTGTTTCACGGGAATCAGCACTGTTCACGGTCAGCAACAGGCGGGCCTCCAAAGCGTCCCAGTCCGCACGTGTGTAGCGATGCAGGCGGACCTCCGGGTGATGCGCGGCGGCGTAGGCATAGACCCAAGTGTCTAGCGGCTCGTTACGTGTAACTCTCTTCTCGAATCGGTTCTTCACCGGGTTGTAGACCTCCGACACCAAACCGGGGAAGTACTCGTCCGGCAGCTCATCACTGAAATGCACCAAGCGCGACTCGACGGCACGCTCAGCATCGGCGGAGAGGCGGCTATACAGATAATGCTTCGCAGCCACGGTGCCGACGTGGTGAATGGTGATGCCACGTTTGTCTGTTTTGCCGTTCCAGGTCACGTCAGCCAGCTTGCCCTTCGACAGCACCGGGGCGTTGTTCGGCACGGCGCCGAAGATACACATGGGCCTGGTGACACGCCGCTGGCGCACATAGTTCTTGACCGCCTCCGTGCGGTGGCCACCGGCGTCAATAGCGACCGCCATCGGGCGCAGAAGAGCGCTGTCCGCTCGCTCGATGGCGCGATTCAAAAGATCCGTCAACGCAACCCACACGGCATCCTCTGCGGGGTCACCCTGCAGTTCCACATAATCCAATGTCCAGGCGGTCATGCCGCGCCCCCAGCCGATGGTGTGCACTGCGAGGCGTCCGTCTTGGGTATCGACACCCACTGTGACAGCCAGCACCCCCAGCGGAGCCAGGCGCAAGGCGTAGGGCTCGGCGCGATCCTTGATCACATTGTGCTTGACCGCGCGCATCGACGGGTCTTCCCACGTCTCGGCCAGCCGGTCATTCACGAAGGTTTTGAGGGAGGCAGGATCACCCTGCGCCTCCAGCCATTCCTTCACCAGGTCCAACCAGCGCGGCCCCAGGCCGAACTGGTAGTAGAGGCAGTTGATGGTGTAGCCGCGAATCGGCGAGTCGGGATTGGCTGCGACCCATCGCCCCTTGGCGATCATGTCGGTCTTGAAGTGCTCCTCGATCGCGACACCACATTCGCAGCAGGCATACCACGCGTGGCTCTTGTCGGGCGACCACACCAGGCCGCTCCATTGCAGCGCCTGGTAGTGGCCGCAGTGCGGGCACGGCACGTGATACCGGCGCTGATCGCTCTTTTCGTACAGCTTCGCAATCCGGCTGAGTCCGGCGATGCCAGGCGTACTGATGTACTGGCGCTTGTACGTGGTCGGGAAGGACGATGTGCGGCCATCCAGCATCTTCACCGGGTCGTCGCCGGTGGAGAGCTGCTGGGGCGCTTCGTCGATTTCATCCACCTGCAGGTACTTCACCGTCGAGGACTTCAGGCGCTGCGGGCTGCCCATATGCTCCACGAACAGTTGGCCGCCAGCGAAGTCCTTGAACGTGCGCTGGTTGGCGCTGTCGCGGCTGGCGGTGCTGGTCAGCGCCTTCTTGACTGCTGCGCAGACCTCGATCATCGGGTTCATCTTCTGGGCGATCCACTTGTTCATGGACACCTCACCCGGCAGCGCATACATCATCGGGCCCGGCGCATAGTCCATCCAGTAGGCCATGGAATTGGTCGCCAGTTGGCTCTTGCCGAACTGGATCGGGAACATGCAGACCTGGTCATGCACCGGGCTACGGGCGGACATGTTGTCCATCGGCTCACGCAGTGGCGGGTTGCGGTCCGTTACCCAGCGCCCGGGCTTGCTGCCGCTCTTGGTGGACAGGCGCATGTGTTCGTCGCACCACTGCGAAACGCTCATGGGCCGCCGCGGCTGCAGCGAGCGCGCCAGCACCGACGCCAGGCAGCTCTGTGCCTCCATCATTCCGCAGCCTCCGCTGCCTTGGCCGCCAACGTGCGGAAGCCCTGGCTGAGTTCTTCCAGGGCGTGGCTCACCTCATCCCAGACCAGCCGCCGGCAACCGGCCTCATCCAGCGTTGCGGCGAGCTGCGGCGCCAGCGTGTCGGCCAGGCGCTCCATCGCACCGCGGAACGTCGTTGCATGCTCAGCGAGGAATGCCTCCACGTCCGCACGCGGCAGCAGCAGCCCTAGCTCCTTCTGCAGCGCGATGTGGGCCATGTGCGCGTCGGTCTCTGCCTTGTCGGCCAGCGCCTTGGCCTTGCGCGCGGAGTCTGGGGTCTGGGGGCGACCTACCCGTGAAGGCTTGGCATCGTCGTCGTCGCCATCCTCTTCGTCGTCATCGACGTCGGCGTCTACAGCATCCACCCCCTCCCCGCTCCCCACCAGCGCGCTACCGCGCTCATCTGCGTGGCGCTGGGCGACACCGGCAAAGACCGGGTCTGCGGTGCGAGCGTAGAGCTCCAGGGAGGCGCCCTTCAGGAATCCCTTCCCGCCCTCACCGACCACCACCCTGCCCTTCTTCCTCAGTTCTACCACGTAGGACGGCTTGCAGCCGATCAGCGAGGCCAGCTCTTTGCCAGTGATCGTCACATCTTCCTCAGCCATTGATTCCCCCTACTCCATTTCCTTCGAAGACCGTTAAAACGGAAAATTGCGCGCGCGCGAGCATGTGCGGGCTGTGCGGCGGCGTGTGCGGGACACGACGAGCGCCAGATTGCTGTGGCACAAGGCGTGTGCGGCGTGTGCGGGATGTGCGGCCACCTACATACGCACGCGAGGCGCATCCTGATGTGGCAGTTGGGTACCCGTTCGCACCCGCGCACGCCCATGTAGGCCGATGCCCGCACGTCCCGCACGCGCCTACTGCTGCAAGCGATTCACAGCAATTCAGTGCCCGCACATCTGCCCGCACATCCCGCACACACCGCACATTGATGGGCATAGGGATCACGCGCGCCCCTTGTAGTCGGAGAACATGCGACGGAACGACACGACTTGGTCACCCAGCCATGCCGCCTCTGTCTTGCCGTCTGGCACGGTGCAGTTGCCGAGCATCAGGAAGCCGTGAGGCCCGTTCACGCTCTGCTCGATCTGGTAGCGCTTCCGCGCTCTGTCCGGGTGGATGATCTGGCGCTTGCGCACCAGCGCATTGATGAACTTTGGCGAAGGTGCCGGGCGCGGCAAGCCCTCACGCGCGCACCAGGCCTTATAGACCTCGTACCACTCTTTCGACAGCGCTGGCATGGGCTTTAACCCCGGGATGTCATCGCCGTAGAGCTCGTCCAGGAATCGCTGCGGGCTATCCTGGCTCAGGCCAATCAGCTCCTCTTTCGCCTGGGTCATCGGCGGGTTGGTGCCATTGGTGAAGCCGGTCAGATCCACTTGCAACAAGTAGTGGTGCAGCGCAGCCGTGGCGCCATTGCGAATTTCGGCCAGCACCTCGGTGTAGAACTCTTGACTGAGCTTGTCCGGCGTCCAGATCACTGCGTGGCGCCGGTCATCCTCCTCCAGCACGACAGGCATCGCCTCGTTGGAGAGGAACACCAGGTTCGCGTGGTTGTCCTCCTCGTAGGCCTGGATGTTCTTCGGGTTGATGCGGATGCGGTCGCCAGTGATCAGCGCCTTGAGCTTGTTCTTGAGGTGGTACACCTCGGTTCGTGCAACTACCTCATCGGCCAGCAGGAACAGCTTACGGCTTGCCCAGTCATTGAACTTGTCTTCCAGCGCCGCCTGGTCAAGCACGCGACCGTAGTCACCGTAGAGCTTCATGTACTCATCGAAGAACATGTTCTTACCGGTACCCTGCGGACCATGAATGACGATGGTCGATTTCATCTTGGCGCCAGGATGCTGCAGCGGGTACGCAAGCCACTTGACCACCCAGTCGTACAGCGCCTTCTGGTTGGCCTCGTTTCCGCACATGTGCCAGAGCAGCTGCAACAGCCGGTCGCAGTTGCCCTCCTGCGGTACGGTCGGCCACCCGGCGAAGAGATTGCAGGTCACCCCAGGTTTCTCGCACGACGGGTCAAAGTCCACTTCCCGCACACGTACGATGGACCGATCCGAGTGCTCCATCCATGCCCGATGCAGTTCCTTGCGCACGCAGGCATCGCGCATGTCGCCCAATGCAACCAGCATGTGTTCTTTGTGGTCGAACACCGTGCCGCCTTGCCCATAGACCAGCGCGAAGCGCTCGAGCAGCTCGGTTAGCGAATGGATGGGGCCAAGCGATCATTCCCCTCGCCCCCGTCGTTGGTGATGGAAGGCGCGCGTTTTTCTGCAGGCACCCGCCATGAAAGCTCCGTGAGACGGGCTTCGACCTGCGCCCGCACGACATGCAGGCCCTCTTGTGCGTGCAGATCGTTGAAGTCGCTGACCTTACGGCCTTTGTCGATGAAGCGCTCACGCCTGGCCGTCTCGTCGGCGAAGACCGGGTGCAGCACCGCGCCGCCCACGTCTAGCGCAGCGGCCTCTGCACCGAGCAGGCCGGCATTCGACGCGCCATGCGGCTGCGCGCACGATGGGCAGAACTGCGGATGGTCGGCCAGCACCAGGCGACTCTTGCAGTGCCTGCACTTCTGCAGTACGTCGTCGTCGGCGCACAGCAGCATCTTGATGCTGCGATAGCGCTTCGCCAAGGCCGATGCGACGGCCAGCATGTTGCCAGCATCGAAAGCCACGGCAACCGGGTACCCCGTCGCCATGTGCAGCGTGGCCGCAGTGGCATAGCCCTCGGCCACCAGCAAGATCCACTGCGGGCTTCCGCCGATCAGGTGGAAGTGGCCCTTCTTGACCATGCCTGCCGGCCAGTATTCCTTGGCAGGCTTGCGCCCTGCGGCCGCCAGCTTGGCGCTGCGCAGTACCTGCAGGCCATGCACTTGGCCGTTGACGTCCAGCAGCGGGACAAGTGCGGCACCCGTGGTGCCATAGCGCAGGCCGAAGCCCTGCACGCCCTTGCTGACCAGGTAGTCAGCATCGCCGACTGCATTCGCCTTGGCCCAGGCCGACGACGCCCGCTCGGCCGCACGCTTCGCTTGGGTCTGCCGGGCGGACTCCGCCTTGCGACGATCCTCGGCCAGGCGGTTGCGCAGCGCTTCGCGCTGTTCATCGGAGAAGGTCTTGTCGCGCTTACGCAGATCGACCTTGGTCGCGCCGTTTTCGTTGCCGTGCCAGACGCCGTAGGTGCCGACGACCAGCACCTCGCCGGCCGAGGTGTTCAGTTCGTGGAGCGCGTACCAGCCCCGGCGCTCGCGTGAACCTTCGACGCGGCACCGGACCATGCGCCCGGTGGTGTCCAGTTCGGTGACCAGCAGGCCGGCAGACTGCAGCTGCTGCAGCACATCCCCATAGTTTTCAGACATTCAGTAGTTTCCCGAGCCGCTATCTACCCAGGAAATGCGCGTCTGATTACCCGCGTCCGTCAGGTCCAGGGAGGACCCATCGCTGGTATCGCGAATGGCTCGCAATGCCTGGGCGGATTCAGTAGTGCGTGCAGCACACGGCCTCTCACAAGCCACCCGGGGGGATGGGGCCGATTCAATGCTTGCTTGATACATCTGGGTTCCCCAAAGGCAGACAGTGCTGCCGGTTGTCTTGCTGCTCTTGTCGCCGGCGGATGCGCTCGCGCTCCGCCAATGCTTCGTCGCCTACCAAGGCTGGCACCGCATCAGTCAACGCGAGTGCTGCCAGCTCCATTGCTTGCCGCGCAGAGGCGCTGGCCGGACCACGCCATCGATACTTAGATCGAGGGGCGTGGTGAGTCGCCACGTCAGTCCTCAGCTCCCTGCAAACCAGCAGCCCGGCATGCGTTGCGCTCAAGACAGAAGCAAAGCGTGCGTACCTCGCGGGAAAGGTCTTGGATGCGATCAGCCTCGGGAACGGTCAGTCGACGATCCGCCAGAGCGTCGATGCCAGCGCCAGCCAGCTGACCCGTCAACTTGTGCAGTTCCAGGAGCTTTGCCTGGATTGCAGCCAGTTCATCCGGCCAACCGCCTGCGGGCGGCGCTGGCACGTAATCCACCATCAAGCCAAACTGCCCAGCCAGCGAGCAAACCCAATCAGTTGCCATCGCCTGAGTGCCAACGAAGCGCTGCAGGTACTCGGTGAGGATCTCGGCCATCTCCATCGAAATGGACTCACCCTCGATCCCACGAAGCTTCTTCCGCAATGTCTCGGTGGTGATGGACTTCCCCCGGCGTTTGCTGATATGGGCAGCCGCGTCGTGCACTCCACCCGGAGCGCACGAAACTGCATTGTTCAAGGCGTCCCGCCAGTGAAGATCAGAGCGAAGGCAGGTCATATCGCTCCCCCCTGAAACACCGAGCATTTCATCGTTCCGCGCTGAGCATTGCGGCGATCAACATTGCTGCCATGCCAGAGATCATCACGTTCCCTCAGCGCATGCGCTTTCAAGCCATCCGATCCTTTGACGTTCGCACCGGGGCTGGCGGGGTTGTTGCGATCCTGTGGACGCCCGAGCACTCCCAGCGCGAGAGCGGCAATCATCGCCAGGAGGATCATCACCACCCCGCTCTTGCGGATCTGCTGCCGGATGCCGAAAAAGCGGTAGCGCTGGTGGCCGCGCACCCAGCCGTAGCGAGCTATGGAGATGATTAGCGCTGGGTCACGGGCTGGCACTGGCTACCCCCAGCGATCCGCTGACGCGCTTGAAGTAGCCGACGATGGTGCCACCAGCATCACGCTCCCAGCGCACGTCCGGTATCAGCTCGTCGGCAGTCACTTTGCCCCCCAGCGCATCGGC